GTCTCAGCCAAATCCACGGATTCCCTAGTTTCGATTTTCATTAAAGTAACCTGATTAGATAGTTTTTGGTTCGTCGCTAGAGCGCGGATCACATCATTATCCAGATTATTTATAATAGTAGAGTTATTTACGTACTCTGCTTTAGTTATCATTCTCAAAGAAATCGTAAAGGATATGTCGGCATACCCACCAGTTTTGTACTCTATAGAATCTTCTGAGCCGTCTTCAATTAGGATAGCCGGGAAAACCGTAGTTGGTATGTTTTCTAAAGTAGTTATTTGCCTTGACACTTTTCCTGGATTTGAGTTATATCCGTTCGCTACAGAGATTGTCTTCAGGATAACCTCGATCGAGTTCAGGATATCCTCTCTGCGGATTGCCATTATGTTCTAACCAATCTTACGTTGACCCTACCAATATTGTTTGCGTTTATGTCTAGGTTAGAAAACTGGCCATCTCTATTAAAATCATATATTGGAGCTTTTGTCAGGATATCCAATTCTTCGTTATATTGAGCCTGATAGAATTCCGCCAAAGCTGCGAATGAATCTGTAGCCGTATCAGAAGTCTTCATTAATGAAGGTAAGACGTAAAAACCTAGGGTTCTATATGCGAATAGATTTGTCAGTAGAGTTATGTTCAATAAAGAAATTTCCATCACTGGCACGAAGCCAATATTCGTGTTAACATTTAGATTAAGATTCAAATATTTAGAGTAAGCAGTGGGAAACCATATGAATGACATGTGGTTCAAAACATTTGCATCAGCCTTGTCAAGCATGGCCTGTAAGTTCAGCCCGTAATTACCTACGTCAGGTATGAAGATCTCCAGGTCTGCCTGGGTAATATTTGACATTATTTTTTAACTACTTTCTTTACAGGAGCTTTTTTCTTTACAACTGGTTTTGGCTTGTCATAAGAGAAGGCGTCTTTTCCATATTGTCCTTCTAGAACCTTGACTTCCTCTGAAGTTCTTTCGGATTCGAACAGGCCTTTAGTACCCTTTGTCCAGGTATACCCACCGTACTGAATTTGATCTGCTATGTTACGTAGTTTATTAATAGTCACTTTCATATATAAAAATACTATTAGGCATGAAAAAAGCAGCTACGGGAAAGGAGGGAAACCGTAGCTGCTTTTAAGTGGGATTACCTATCTAATTAAAGAGTAGGGTCAATTCCATGTGCTCTTACAAGCGCATTAGGGTTAGCAACAACAAAGTTACCATACCATTTAACACGATTTCTGATCACGTCTTGATTTTGTACAATTCCAACTTCTTGAACTTCAAATCCAGCTGTTCCGCTTTGTGGATAGATTAGAGAAATTCCGTCAGTCAAGTTTCCTGAGTCAAAAACACCAGCGTATACACTATCATGTGCACCACCAACTAAGGCAGTACCGTCAAGCAATTCAGTTGAAGTTTTAAAGTCAGATACGAATATTGGAATACCTTCGTATGAGTCAAGCATCGCTCCAGTAACAGTAGTGATTTGATCCAAAGCGTTTCCGCCTAAAGATCTCAACAATGTTCTGAATTTACGTCTCATTTTAAAAGACATCAATATGAAATCAACTCTACCATTTTTGGATTTAACCAAGTCAAGTATCTCGTCCATCTTGTTGAAAGTCAAAGCGTCGCCCAATACAAGGTCAACCGGTGCCAAGTTATTTACTACAGCTACTTCAGAGAACAAAGAAGCAGTTTCTGTTCCAACTCCAGAACCATTGATTATAGAGTTTTGTAGTTTTTGTCCCAAATCTCTTGCTTTTTCCATTACTTCAAAAGCCATTGGATCTACAGAAGAACCAACTGCGATAGAGAGTTGTGAGATATCTGCATCAACTATAAGAGAAACAGCAGATACGAATTTTGGAGTAAGTGTTTCAGCTACTGCCGGATTAATTACTGCGCCTTCTGCATAAAAAGTAGCGTTAGTGCCTACTGTATGCTCGTTTATTTGTACTGCCTTTCCTGCGAAACCATATGCTGGAATCATTTCGAAAAGTGGGTTTACGTTAATTACTGTTTCAGCAACACCAGATATAATGTCGTTGGTAAGTAATTTTTGGATTTCTAAAAGTGTTTGTGCCATTTTATTTTACCTATTATTTAATTTTGTTGTCTGCAAGTCTATAAGATCTTACATATATCTAGGGTCAACCTAAATAGTTCGCCTTCAAGGCTTTTGTGCAACTTACCGCTTGCACCACGCTGAAAGCAAAGATCAACTCTGCACTTCTTGATATAAAATACCAATCAATGCAGAGCCAATACTCTTATTTTTTATTAGCTGCTAAACCTCTTTGAATTCTCTCTAAAGCTGTGGTAGGTGCTGAAGATTCAGATTTGTGTTCTCCACCTGTAGATCCAGATCCACTTGTGCCACCCTTGACCATATATGGGTTTGCCTCTAGAAAAGTTTTAACTCTATCTTCTACTGTAAGCGGTTTACCTTCAGCAGTGAATATGGTTTTCCCATCATCTCCTAGGATTTCCACTGATCCTTCGTCATTCATAACGATTTCTTCTCTTAGTACAAGTGCAACATTTTTCGGGTTGATTGCGCCTAGAGCCATAGCAGTACTTTTTACCGCGTCAGATATAGTTACTGATTGGAGCTTTGTTTTTAGTTTATTGTTTTGTGATTTTAAATCATTTAGTGCCAATTCGTTAGCATCCATAATAGCTTGCTTAGCTGCTTCGAAATTTCCTTGGCTTTCCAACTTTGTTTGTTCTGCTCCAGCTGCTGCTTCTTTTAGAGTTTTGTATTCTTCTAAATCAACTCCTTCAAAAGTTTTTAGAGTTTGTCTACGGCTAGCCGATTCAGATCTTGCCTCTGACAGCATAGAATCCTTCTCTGCCAATTGTGTTTGCGCTGCTTCTAGTGCTGCCTTTAGTTCTTCTTCATTCATTTTTACTCTCCTTTTTATTTTAGTTTTACGGGTATCCAGTGATGACGGCAATTATAGCCACCTCTCACTATGAACGGGTCGCCTGGTTTTTTTCCTGTCCATTCGGACAACCGCCAGGCTTCAATTTGTTTTGCGTCAAGTATCTGTCCTACATGTTGGGCACACCATGCTCTATTTTTGCTGTCGGTTGGCCCTTCATAACGCCATTTGGTTGTCCCTAGATCATTTGCTAATATCTTCAGCATCAATGAATCCAACTCAAATAGTTTTGTTGCAAATAAGTTCTTTATAGAACGAAATGATTTATTGTCTATACCTTGCTTTATGGTAAGTTGCTCTAGGGTAGCCAGGAGATCCTCTTTAGTTCCGCCAGAAATTATAGTGGAATAAATGGCGTTTGAGAGTTCTGCGCCTTTCTGTTGGAAGAATGCTGTGAACTCTGCTTTTGAGCTCTTAATAAAATCTGAGGCGGCTTGTATGTTTTCTGGTGATAGCTTTGGATTACCTGCTTTTTTTCTGGTGATCGCTACTACTTCGGCTAACCCATCTATCTGCAAATTTGTACGTGTAATTAATTGTGCTATATCAGCATCTACAGCTGCCTGTACTTCAGAGAGAGAGGAGGAGTTGGAGTACAAGACAGCAGCAGTTGCGACAATAGCAATGGAAAATGCGTCAATTGATTCAGAAATCTGTTGTTCTTTATGAATTGCGATATTCTGGATTTCCGAATCAATTGGCATCAATAGTCTCCTTAATTACTATATAATAAAATACTTAGGATCGGCGCACTATCTAAAACGTCTCTTTAATTTAGCTTTTATGGATTTCCCGATTTTGGCTTTTGCTTTCTTGGACAACCCGAAGAACTGACGCTTAGGCATTTTACCAATACCTCTGTTATGGACTGCCGCTTTGATGCCTTCTTTTTTGCTAGAGAACGATAATTCATACTTAGTATTGGAAATCCTTTTAACTCTTAGAGAAGATAACATTTTACCAGAATCTTTTAGGTTAACCTTTGCATTGCCTTTCTTAGCGGCATACCCTGCAGAATACTTCTTGAATTTTCTGCCGTTTATATCTTTGGAGGCACCTGTATCTTTTAGGATTTCCTTACGAACTATTTGGGCTGCCTGTTTTACTGCAGCACCTAAAGTCCGGAGATCCTTTTTAGCTTTTACTAGCTTAACTTTTAGCGCACCGATATTATGCTTGATTCGCATTGTTTAGGTCGTTCAGGATTTTAGTGGCATTATCGGTTGACCCGGCAAGCTCCTCTCCAATCGCTGTCTTCTCTTCTTGAGTTATGTTATCATCTCCAGATATAGAAGTTAGTACCTTTATTGCTATTTCTTCTTGTACTTTTTCTTTAAAGGTAGGAGATTGTACGACAGATAGAGATTTAATAGCGATATCTAGATCAGAAGACAAATCACGTACTGAAAAAGAAGTAGGATACTTAATAGCTACGGTTGATTCGACGCCTACATATTGCATCAACAGATCAACTATATTGATTTCAGCTTTTTGTAGCTTCTTAGCCATGGCACCTAGAGTAGAGTGTAGGCTCTGCATACGGGCTTCCAAAGCTACACCAGATTCTGCTTGTTTTTCCATTGAAGCGCCGAGCGTATTTGAGATAGCTAGAATATCCTGGACACCCTGATTTCTCCATTGTAAGATCTCATTAAGTGAAGTATGTGGAGGTTCAATCCAGGCTGCACGGGCTTCCGGATGATTTATGTCATATGGCAAAGCGTTGCCCACGCCTATGTTTAATTCTTTCCCATCTCCTTCTCTGTATGGGATTTCCAGAATAGGATACGCACTATGTTCTATAATTTCTTGTGCGTTTGAGTCAAGATTATATATCTTTTTAGCGATATAAGAAATATCAGATATTAGGGATTCCCCGTCATCCAAATCATCGGAAAACCCGTCTTTGTAAGTTATTGGAATTGCTGGTATTTTTCCTATTGTGTTTATACCGGAATCCACTAGAACTATATTAGAATTGTCTCTACCTGAAGCAGAAATAAGCATCCAGTCAGTTTTGGTCCAGATTTTGTAGAATTTTTCTTTACTAATATCGTCATCACCTTCATACAATACGAGCATTTCTAGCTCTCTTCGTTTACCGGAAGGCCTACTCAAACGCCAGTTTATTACAGAAGTTGGTTGGTACATAGTAGTATATGGTGTGAGATCCTCATTCATTAGGCGTTCCAAAGTTGCTTCACCTTCAAAAGACGGAGCGTCAACTATAACCAGCATTCTTCCATATACAAAAGTAAACCGGGCTACCTGCTGCATAAACTCATGCTGGCTCAAGCCATTTGAAAAGTTCTCTTCTATTTGTGAAACCACCGCGTCATATGTAGAAGGCACTTCAATTGTCCTCTGGATTTCTCCTGAAAATATATAGGAAGTATAAAGGTCAATTACTGGAGAACAAAAGTTTGTATAGGCTGCATTTTTCTGGCGTTTTTCGTAATTGTCTTTGGTTTCCCTTGTGTGTTTTGTCAGGTAATCGCCATTGATATACTCATGTCCACCAGTGTACGAATCATATAGGAACTCCCAAAAATCCTTCGAATCATTGAAGTCCGTATGTCCCTTTAGTAAATTCCTTATAAACTTTTCTTGATCTTTCGTCATGGATAGCCTCTATTATAATAAAAATACTAAAAATTAATAAAGCTTGTTGTGTATGGCTTTATGATTTCTATAGGGTGGAGATAATGAATAGGATACTTTAACGCATCCGTCATATGTGTATATTCTGCAAGCTTTTTGAACTCCTCGAAATTCAAGCGTTCAAAACCATCTATTAATGCGGAACACCGAGTGTGAACAATCAAGTGCCCATCATCCAATCGTTTATTCACTGCATTATAGGTGTCCCTGACAGATTTGGTCTTGCTATGCGCAAAAACGGTAAACCCATTTTGTTCCAAGATAGTGAGATCGGTTGTCCCTACTGGTGCACTGGTTTTCCTTTGGTTGCCCGCTGGATCTGGGAAAACCTTTACCCATCCTGTTTGTTTTGGTTGGTATTGTTTTATACGTTCATGAATCATTTCTGCCATATATTGGGTGTTGCTGTTAGGGAGTTCCAGCTCATCTATTATATATGTGCATTCGTTATATTCATAGAATAATACGGCACTCATAGGATTCACATTGAAATCCATGCCAACTTGTATCATGGCTTCTGGTGGAATTCCAAAGTCTTTCACATGGGTGGCCCGTTTGAATGCATAGTAAATAGTGCCCTTACCTAGATTCACAAACTCACCATTCATATAGGCCTCCCTCATTTCTGGAGAACAGGAATTCCTTAAATGCTTTATAAATTCTGGAGGTAATGATTTATTATCTGTAGATTTTGCACGTATAAGTTCTAAGTCATATTTGTGGGCATGTTTACCTTCAGAAATATCGTACCCCCAATTAAGTTGTTCAGGTGTACCGAATAAACAGAGTTCTCTGTGGCTTGCCATCGGGTCCCTAACACGAGCCATCATTTGCTCAAAAACTTCAACTGGCTGGATAAATGGTTCATCTATTAGGGCTGCCGCGAGATTCGGGCCCTTCAAAGCATCTGCGTTGTCACCAGAACCTACCCAAATTATACACTCTCTACCTTTGTATGAATAAGAGAATTCAGCATCTTGTACTCTATATATAAACTTTATCTTTCTACCTGTTAGTAAACGCTTTATTGTTGGTATTATGGTTCTCCTAGCTACCTTATATGAAGGAGAAATAATCATTATAGGTACAGGTGAATTCTTTATACCAAGCCATATAGCACGCTTTGCACAAGTCATGGTTTTCCCGGCTCCATAGCCACCAACTAATAGCTTAATATAACTTTCGGATTCCCATATCGCTCTTTGGTGAGAGTACATTCCACCTTTGGCTACACGCCCATCTTCACCCATAATAGGCTCTTCCATTCTCCAGAAGCTCATATTATTTCTTCTTAAACAATAGGCGAACCTTATTTCTCAGCGTTAGCAAACGAAACTTTATATTTAGGTTATGTTTAATACGGGAGAACCTATTTTTAATGGATACCCCGTATTCTGTAGAAACTATAGCGATTACAGCTATAATTATAAGTGAAATTGTTTGTATTAATTCTAGCATTTTGGTTCTCCTTTTTTACGCGTTTTCTTCAAGCATTTCGAAAGCTACATGGCCTATAATGCCTTTGTTGTTGGTGTCACTCCAGGTCAACCTAACTTCTCCGCCAGCTGGTATTATGGTAGGGAATGAGAATTCATAGGCAACGGTTCCTCGGTCGCCCACTATAGTTTTATGTTCTAAAAAGCATTGGATTTTCTGGTTTGAAACTGGATCTACGTTGGCTTCCACTGAGACCTGCAAACCTCTCTGGTCAGCCGCTACCAATAGCTGAGTAATTATAGCTTTTCTACCTGCAGGAACTTTATAATATGCCGAGGCAGACCTGGTTTCTGATAAATCTATTTGGCCCCATACTTGAGCAATCAATGGGAGGGCCGGTGGAACAGCTACAGGTGGAATCCATGTTGCAGTTATTATACCTGCTGCACCTGTTTGTGATATCCCGCATTTAACGCCATGCATAAAGTTAAGTGTAGAGAATACGTTTTTTGTTAATGTTGGTAGGATACCCTGTAAGACAACCTGTTCAACTATTTCTTCACCAAGTAAGCCGAGGCCATGTACTTCTATTACATGGAGACCCGTTAAACCTAATGGCACAAGAGGAGTTATAGTGATCGCTGTATTATCCACTAGAGGCTGCAGGAGTCCCGTTAGAAGTGTAATTGTTCCGGTTGTTGCAGGTGCTATAGGAGGTGTGTAAGTGCCTACAGTATATAGATTCAGGTCTCCCGCGAATTGTATGGTATCCCCGGCCAATGGTACACCAAGGCCACTATCAACTGCAATAACTATAGTAGCTATAGGATAACCTGCTGGGTTAGCCACTAGGAAGCCCTCTGGAGCGCCTTGATCGATTGCTGAAGTAGAAACTATGGAAATCTGCCCAGCATCCGTGAGAGTCGGTGCTGTTGGCATTACTGGGAGAGCCATATTGGAGGCAAAATCCTTGAGTACTGGAACTAACAACGAATTTGCTATTATATTGTAGCTCTCATGGCCTGGTACTTGGCCTGCCGCTACTTCTGTATAATATGGAGTTGCCACTACACGCTGTTTTCCATTAACATTCTTTACGGTAGTAGGTAGACCAGTTGTAGGATCTTCTATCTTGTTGAGTACGTGCGGCACTGTGGCTGTTTGGGCAACCGGAGTAGGTACACCTGCCACATCAACCATCAAAGCCTTGTCAGGCGATTGTGTGACGATTGTATTGAGGATACCGCCTACATGTGATATGATTACTGGATTTCCTGCACCATCATCGAGTTCAATAATATTATTAGTGCCTTGATTTAAATTGGTCACCTCAACGCGCTGTACGCCTGCTAGGGTAGCCGATTGGCTGATTTGGATAGGGTTGCCCAAACCATCATCAAACTGGATTAGGGTCGTTCCTGTAACTGGTGCTGCGCCTGTTAGGACAACCTGTAGCGGGGTAGCCGAATCAACCTCCGTATAAACGCCCGTCAAGACGTTTTTAACTACCATTGTTTGTGGCATTGGATTTGTTGCTGAAACTGGTTTGTCGTTTACTCTAGCCATGATTGTTGCCTCTTATTATAAAATTACTTAAATTCGTCATCTATCTCTTGTGTAGCCGCTTCTTCTTCTGGCTCTGCGTTTATACCGTACTTCTCACGGAATCTGCGCTCTAATAACCATGCCATGGCCTGCCAGGATTTATTGCCATGATCTTCTATTTTTGCTAGGCAAGCCGCTTCAAACTCTGCTAGGGCTGCCTGGGTTTGTATTAGGAAATCCTTATATATTTTGGTAGCTTCTGGAGTTCTGGCTTTCCTGATCCACTTATAATAGGTAGACCGATCTATATTGGCTCTTGCACAAGCATTTGAAATAGAAGGGCATTCCTTTAGAAGCTCACAGAATTTCTTTAGGAAAGCCCTAGTAAGTTTCTGGGTTGCCCCTCCATAGTGTTTCTTAGCTGCCATATATAAAAATACCATTTATCGGCGCATCTGGGCTACCTTTTTAATGCGTGGAAATTGGCGCACTTATTTTGTTTAGTTGTTTTCTGGCTAACCTTTTGAGTGCTGGGCGTTTTGGGTTGGTTGCCCCGTACAACATAATGACAATACCTAGAACTAAAATAATATAAAAAATCATGTTAAATCC